TTTGGTTTCCCACCAGCGTTGGGTGTCCACATCGACATGGCGGCGTTTTTGCTGGGCGTGTTGGTCCAGTGCCAGGTGGAATTCCGAGCCGGAGAGGATGTCGCCATGCTTGTTCAACCCAACTGCGCCGATGCTCAGCACCAGTGCGTTGGGTTGTGTGCTCAGCGTTTCCAGGTCCAGCACGATGTGTGCTGCTTGGTCTAGGGTGAGTGCTTCGAGGGTATGGAGTTGCATGATGTTCAGGATTTATGAGCGCGCAGCGCTTGCCGGTGCTCGTTTTGAAAGTGGTTTTGCAAGGAATCAAAGCGCTGATAAGCGCTAGCTGCTTGCTTTTCGATAGCGTTCAGAATCACGCTGCGGCGGCGGTCCTGGCGGGCCATGGCCGCCAGCAGCTCATGCAGCGCGGTAGCTGTTGATGGGCTTGGTGCTGACGCTGCGCGCCCAGGGGTAGACGCTGAGTGCGTAGGTGGCTGCATCACCGCCGCTGCGTTGCTGGGTGGTGAAGCTGATGTGCTTGCCGCCGTCGATGACGGTGACTTGGTAGGTGCGGACTGTGCGGGGCATGGCGGTGCTCCTGTGGGTCTGGCGAGTGGTGATTGCTTCATATGCGTGGCAGGGCCAGGTGCTGGCCCTGGGCCATGCCAGCGCGCATGCGGCGAGGTGGGGCTTCGGGCATGCCTGGCAGTACGGGCTGGGCCTTGGCGGCAGCCAGGCGCCGCTGCAGGGCCTCCTGCTCCTGCAGGTGCCGTGCGCGCTGCATGGTGGTGCGCACGTCGGTGGCGTCGCTGTTGGTGTAGACGAAGGCCCGGTCCGTCAGCAGAACGCTGGGCAGGGTCAGGCGGCCAGGTGGGTGCTGGTGCATGGTGTGGCTCCGGTGCGTGGGCGTGAAAAAGCCACCTCAGTGGGTGGCTTGGTGTGGTTGGTGCTTCAGTTGCGCAAGGTTGCCAGCAGTGCGGCCTCTTCAAAGCTGGGTGCGTGACCGTTGATTTCGAAGTTCCAGTACTCAGGCGAGTCGCTGCTGTCCTTGAAGCGCATGGCGCGCAGTGTGCTGCCGCCAATCCAGCTGACCCAGCGCGATTCCGACTCTTGCCACCAGGTGATGCCGCCGATGTCGCGGGATGCGTGTGCGAACTGGGTGACTTCGGCCAGCACTGTGGGGAGGTTCTTGGCTTTGCCGTGGGTGCGCACATATCGGCCTTCGGCGACTAGGAGGACTGAGCTCCAGGCAACCAAATCGCAATTAATCGATGCCCTCTCGTGTGAGGGGCGAATCGACAGCATGAGCACGCGGCCGCCTGGCAGCTCAATGTGCTTGCTCAGTTCGTTGTGTGGCCAGTGTGGATTGGGTTTTGCACTCGCTGACCAGCCGTCCAGTGCTCCTGTCCCGCAAGCGTAGTCGCACCGAATTTTGAACTCCAGGTCCTGGCCCCCCAGTTCTTTGATCCAGGCTAGTGGGTCCTTGTGTTCTGTGCTAGGTGCTGCCTCGGTGGTGGATGTGTTCATGGTGATGGTCTCCGTGGTGGTGTGGTGCAAGCCATCAGGTGAAGCTGCGGGCCACCGTGCACGGGGTTGCACGGCCGCAGAACCTCCATTGCTGCGTTGATCTGCAGCTTCGCCAGATGGCTCGGTGGGTGGGGTGCCATGGGTTGAACCTTTTGCCCGCTGCGCCGGCTATCGAGAGGGGCGCCGGCGCGGCCGAGACCCGCATGGTGGGCAAAGGGCTCAGAACATGGCCCTGCTGACGCTGCAGGGGTTGCGGCGCTTCAGGCCCGCGTGGCCGGTGATCACATTTCAAAATCTCCAGGCGAAAAAAAGCCCACCGGGTGGTGGGCTGGGGTGGGGTGGTGGTCGGCTACTGCGCCAGTTCTTGTTCCAGGCGGGCCTTTTCGGCAAGTAGGCGATCGAGTGCGGCGTTCAGGCGTGTCTGCTCTGCAGTGCATTGGGTTGCAATCGCTTGCATTTCAGTGCTGAGAGATTGTTCCCAGGTGGCGCCGGCCAAGTTGTTGTTGGCGTAGGACTTCATGCTCTGAGCGCTGACCATCTTGCGTTCGCACTGGTTGGTTGCGTTGCGGATACGGCCTTCAGCGGCGCTGATTTCGCGCTCGTTCAGGTCGTTCAGGCGGCGTTGCTTGCGATCGCGCTCGTTCAGTTTGCGCAGGCGCTCGGCTTCGGTCTGCGGCGCGTCGCCGGTCGGTGCAGAGGCTGCTTGGGCGCTGTTGGATGGCGCTGCTGCGGGCGCTGGACCTGCAGCAGGCTTGACTTCGATCTGGTTGCCTTGCGTGCCTGTGGACTCGCAGGGGCGTTCTTGGAATGCCGTGCGGCCGTTGGCGTCTTTGCATTTGTACATGGCAAATGCGGGTGATGTAGCGAGCGCTGCAACTACAACCAGGCTCCATTTCAGACTAGGCATACCTCTCTCCATGCTTGATTTGCATGGGGTTTTAGCACAGAGGGCTTACGCAATTGCAAACCAAAGCGTCCTGTTGCCAAGGCGCTTGGGTTTGCGTGACACCCACCAGCCCGGCGGGTGTCGTCGCAGCCTGCTGTTACCGCGCCACAGCAGGTGGGCGTTCCTGGCCAGCGGGCCTGCCTGGCATGTGGGGCAGGGCGGCTGGTCTGGGAAACATCCCCTGTGATGGTCACCGGCGCACGCGGTGGACTTGGTGCGGCCTGCAGCAGGGAGGGGGTGATTTGCGCCTTTTCTTTCACTGCTGGCGCGGTCATGGGCAGGCCCCGCAGTCGCAGGCGCTGTCGCAGCGGCTGGCTTTGGGGCTTTTATCAAGCAGTTTCGAGAGTGGTGATTGCTGCAGCCTAGATGGCGCATTCGGAAATTGTGGCGCCTGTCGGGGTGTACACAATGCGCACCTGCCAGTCTTTGGCCCCTCTGCCGTTGAGCAACTGGTCCCGCAGTTTTCCAGCTGCTTGCTTGCAGCTGGTGTCTATGTCGTGCTCAATGGTGTGCGTCTTGAGTATCACGTAATTGCCCCGGAATGAACTGGTCTGCACTTCGCATCGGTGCCTGGGGAGGGATAGTGTGTGGCAGGAGTTCCCGTGAAGTGCAATGTGGTTGTCAGTCAGGCGTTTTTGCTCTAGTTTTTTCTTTTTCGCGCTTTCTTGTTGCCATTCTTTGAGCTTGGCTTCATGAGCGGCTTTTATACGTTCTTGCTCTGCATTTTCTTGGGCGTCTTTGTGCTGCTTGATCTGTTCAAGTGTCCGTTGGCCCTCTGGCGTTTCTGATGGTTTGACCAGCGGCTGTCCGTCCAAGCTGAAGGCTGCCACAGCATCGTGCGGGCAATTGCCTAGTTGCCTCGTGATAGTGACGCCATTGGGCATGGTGCATTTGACTTGCGCGCTGGCGGCAGTGGCTGCTGCCAGTGCCGCAATAGTGATCAACAGTACCCTCATGCGCTGCATGATAGGTTGGCCCTCAGGCTGCAGCAATCACCACTCTCTTGTTAACGATCCGGGGCTTGGCCCCGGTCGATGCCGTGGTGCCCGGCGCATGGTTGTGCGCTGGGTAGTAATGTAAGCGTGCTAACGACTATTTGCAAGAGCTCTAACAAAATTTTGTTAGAAGCCTAACTTTTAGTCCGGCATCCATTTGCTAGGGGGGACGACTGCCGAGACAGCCTCCAGTGCTTCAAGCTCATTAATGTCAAAGCTCAGGCGCTCGCCGCCATTCACGCTCATCACTTCGACGGAGGTTGGGCGGCGATATAGAAGCTCTTTGACCATTTTTTTGCCGTTGTTCAGTTTCACAAGCACGTATTCACCAGTCGCGGGTGTTGCATTGGGTTCAACCAATACATACCAACCATCACGGATGGCGGGGAACATGCTTTGCCCCCTTACGCGCAGGCCGTATGCCTTGGGGTCAGATGTGACCATCTCAATGGACCCATCTCCGCCGCCAACAATGGGGCTGAGCTCTTCATAGAAGCCGTTGTCTCCCAATTTCGCTGTCCCCACTATCGGTACACGTTTGAGTTTTTTGATTTCTCCGGCGAACTCGGCGCTGTCGTCTTCGTCTTGAGATACAGGGTGCGCGAGCTTTCCGCCTTTGCCGCTGGCAATCCAAAGTGCGCTGTACCCAGACGCGCGCTCGATCTTGATGGCGGGCTCAAGGGTGATGCTTTTTGTGGGGCCGTCCTTCCACTGGGTAACGGCCGATGACGATACGCCGCAAAGCGCAGCAATGTCTCCGACCTTCCAGCCGGTACTTGCCATCAGCTCCGCCATGCGTTCCTGGAGTGTTGTGCTCATGGAGTTAGCTTACTTGCAGGTTGGGTTAGAGTGCTTTACATGATTTATTAGCGTGCTAACATGACGCGCTATGAATAAAGCTCTTGCACTTTCCTTCATTGGTGGGTCGCCATTGTTGGCAGCCAAAGCTGTTGGGGTTAGTCGCTCCGCAGTCGCGCAATGGCCAGACCCTCTGCCGCCCAAGTTGGTTGATCGGGTTGTGGCTGCATGGGCGCGTCAGAACGTGAATGGGCTTCCTGTTGAATTTTTGCGACAACAGCCCGCGACCCAGGAAGCGCCCCATGGCTGAGCTGTTGGCGGACGCCATTCTGTTTTGGTTCGGTGGTCTGCATGCCAATCACCCCACCACGATGCCCTGCAGTCTGCGAAGGGCTTGCACTTCTTCCAGCGTGGCGCTGCCGGTCATTTGCATTTTGGCGGTGGCCATGTCCAGCCACGCATTCATGCGTTCTGCGGTGAAGCCGCGGCGCTCGCATTCCAGGATGGTGGCCATGTGGGCCAGAAATTCTTCCAGCGCTGCAACGCGCAGTTGCAGGGTGGCGAATTGCTCTGCGGTTGGTGCGCTTGCGGTTGGCTGTGTGTTGGCCATGGTGTCTCCGTTGAAAGGGGTGTTGCTGTGACGGGATTCAGTTTCTCAGCGGCGGCTTGGCCGGTCTATGGCGAAAAGCAGCCCCACGCCGACATTGCCCGTGGCATGGATGTTTTGGATGCCGCGTTCTTGATCGCGCAGGAGTGCCCTGGCGGTGTTGCCGCCCTGGCCCAGCGCATGGGGGTGTCTGCGAACACGCTGCAGCACAAGTTGAACCCTAACAACACGTCGCACCACCTGTCGCTGAAAGAAGCGTTGGCGTTGCAGGTGGTGTCTGGCTTGCCTTATGTGCTGTATGCGATGTCGGCAGCGTTGGACCATGTGTGCCTGCGGTCGCGGCCAGATGTGGCTGATGGCGATGCCTGGGAGGCCTATCGGTTCTTTCAGCAGTCGATTGGCGAGTTGACGGCGGCCGCTGCTGATGCCTTGAAGGGTGATGGCCCGACCAGCGCCAATGCGCTGCGCAGGGTGGAACACCAGGCGAATGAGGCGATTGCTGGCATCAGTGCGCTGGTCAACGCGGTGGCCGTGCGCGTGCCCAAGCGTGAGGGCTGAGCTGTGCGCTCGATATCTCAAGTTTTCAACCCCCTGACCAGTAGATCCCAGGCCTTGGCGTGGCTGTCTTTGTCTCCGGCAGCATTCGCGCGCCAAGGGCTGGTGGTTGGGGTTTTTTCTTCCTGCACTTCGATATCGGAGGTGTCTTATGCAAGCTGAAGCAATGGGTGCTGCGCCTGCAGTGCCGCCTGGTGCTGGGCGTGGTGGTGTGGCGTTTGTCACGTCGCTGGATGCCCGGGCCCAGGCGTATTGGGGGCTGAGCCCCAAGTTGATGTCCCAGCTACAGGGGCGGCTGCTTGCCGTGTTGGTGCAAGAGCACCAGGCCGGGGTGGTGAACCTGTCGGGCAAGGAATTGCGGCAGGCCTACTTCAAAGCCTCGGGTGCCTGGGTGGATATGTCGAGCATCAGCAGCACGGTGCACGGCCTGGTCAAGGCTGGGAAGGTGGAGCGCCTGCCGATCTTGCGCAAATGCAGCGAGACGGGGCACGACATCACGCCCATCCGGGCTGTTCCGCAGCAGCAAAAGCTAGTGTGAGTGGGGCGGAGACACAAGAACTATGCACGCATATACCCACCACATTGGCGACTTCAATACAGCCACGCTGCATTTGTCGCGCCTGGAGCGCTCGATATACCGGGATGCCCTGGAGTTTTACTACGTGAACGAGTGCGGGCTGGATGCGTCCGACTTCGGCCTGCTGGCGCGGCGGCTTCGCTGTGACACGCCTGAAGAGAAAGCGGCCCTGCAGTTCGTCCTCGATGAGTTCTTTGACCTCGATATCGAAACCGCTCAGTACGTGCAACCACGGTGCGAGCGTGAGCTGGCTGAGTACCGTGCTGCGGTCGCGGCCAGTGGTGCGGTCAAGGCCAATGTGAACAAGCGGCAGCAGCGGCACCGCGAGGAGCGCACGCAGTTGTTCGCAGAGCTGCGCAAGGCTGGACAGGTGTTTCCCTGGGATACGAAGGTGGCAGATCTGCGGTCTGCGGTAGCGCTGCTGAGAGCACAGCAAGACCAGTCGCGCACCTGTCACGCACCTGTCACGGCTAACCATTCCCCTTTCCCCACTCCCCTTAACCAAGAGATACCCCCCAACCCCCCTGCCGGGGGGGCGGATGCGGGGCAGGCTGCGCCAATCGATGGCCAGCAGGTAGGTCGACAGCCAGCCGTGAAGGTCCAGCAGATGGAGAACCCGGCCGCGGTCGTGGCCCAGCTGATGGCGTGCTTCCCTGAGCAGCGGCGCACCCAGGTCCAGCTGGTGGGGCGCAAGGTGGTGGAGCTGGTCGAGGGCGGCGTGGTGACGGCTGAGCAGTTGCTGACGGCAGCCAAGGCCCAGTCAGCCCTGCTGAACAAGGACGACGGCAAGGCGTGCCCACGGGTGATGCGCTGGCTGCGTGAGTCGCGTTGGCTGGACGCTGCTGTCACCGTGACAGGTGGTGTGACAGGTGTTCCAGGTGTTGCAGGTATCGATGCGAACTGGCGCAACGGGCGTTCGGGTGTCGAGGCCATGGGTATCCATCTTGGCCTGGGCCCGTGGGATCAGGGGAGGGAGCGCATGTTCTCAGCGTATGAGCGGCGTGTGGTGGCGGCGTTTGATGAGCGCATGCGTTCGCCGGTCGATGGAGGTGTGTATGCACATTAAGTTGGATGCGCGAGTGATCGGGCAGGCCGAGATGCTGAGGCAGTTGCACGGCATGACCGGGCAAGACGCCGCGCGGGCCTATGCCAAAGCGCTGAACGATGTGGGGTTTGAGGTGCGGCGTGCCATGCAGGGTGAGATGCGAGAGGTGTTCGATCGGCCCACCGACTACATCCTGCGCTCGCCCCGCGTGAAGATGGCCACGGCCGACCGGCTGAGTGTGACCATCGAGCCGGCCTACATGGGTGGCAAGGGTGTGGACCCTCAGAAGATCCTGAATGCGCAGAGCTGGGGCGGGCGCCGCAGTGACAAGCGCAGCGAGGTGGCGCTACGCCGTGCAGGCATCTTGCCCACCGGGTTGCAGACGGCGATTCCTGACGATGCCCGCGGTGGCCCTTACCCCGGCAGCGATGACGGGCGCGGGAATCTGAAGGGCAGCTTTCTGGTGCAGATCATCAGCTACTTCCAGGCCTTCGGAGAGCAGGGCTACCGCGCCAACATGACGGACAAGCGCAAGCGCAGCATTCACAAGGGAAGCAAGCGCGCAACTGGGCGCCGCTACTTCGTGAGCTATGGCGCGATGCGTGCGGGTGCGCGGTTGACTGCCAAGGGTGATCCAGATGAGCGCATGCAGCACCTTGCTCCGGGCATCTGGGCGGCAAGCGGGACCGGTGGTGTGGATGTGCGGCCTGTGATCTTGTTCGTGAAGCAGGGCAACTATCAGCCCAAGCTGGACATGGACAAGGTGGCCAAGCGTGCGGATGCCGAGAGCTATCTGGCAAGGCGCATTCGCTTTCGCATCAGAGAGGCGGCAGGGGTATGACGATGGACAACCGTTTGTCGCTCCGCGCGTCGGGTGCCGGCTGGGCTGGCGGTGGGGTCGCGGGTCCTTTCGGGGCTTCCTCCAAAGCGGGTAATTCGAGCCGCACTTTCGGACTGTTCAGCGAGTTTGCTAGGGGGGTTAAGTGAAGGTCCTGCCTTATTTGGATGCTCCTATTTCGCAAGCAGAGTTTGCGCAAATGATTGGTGTGAGCGAGGCCAGCGTCAGCAAGCGCGTGAGCGAGGGCGTGCTGGTTCGTGGTGAGAACGCGCACGAATGGCTGATTGCCTATTGCGAGCACTTGCGCGACCAAGCGGCTGGCCGTCTGGGTGAAACGCTGGGCCTGGACCTGGTGCAAGAGCGTGCCGGCCTGGCCCGGGCCCAGCGTGAAGCGCAGGAGCTGAAGAATGCTGTCGCCCGCCGGGAGTTCGCCCCGGTCGGGTTGCTGACAGATGTTTTGGCTCTGGCTGCTAGTGCTGTGGTCGACCGCTTCGATCAGGTGCCAGGCCAGCTGCTCAAGTCGTGCCCAGGCCTGCCGGACGAAGCCCGGGTCACGGTGCTGCGTGTGCTGGGCGAAGCGCGCAATGAGTGGATCCGGTCGACATCCAAGCTGGTGGCCCAGGATGTTGACCAGTTGGCCGATTCTGACGATATCGGCGCTGCTGACGATGGGGAGGATGTATGAACGCGCCTTTGTCGCAAGAGACCCTCAAGGCCATCAAGGATGCGGTGGCCCTGGGCCTGGAGAGCATGCGTGCTGATGAGCCCCAGTCGCTCAGCCAGTGGGCGGCCGAGCATTTCAAGCTGGCCGGCGAATCCAGCCACCAAAAGGGCGGTTGGGTGGCTTGGCCCTTCCAGATCGGCGTGCTCGACTTCATGAGCGATGACCGCATCAAAGACCTGGCCGTCAAGAAATCCAAGCGGGTTGGCTACTCGAAGATGATCACGGCCTTCATCTGCTACAACATCGCGCACCGTCGACGCAAGCAGGCGCTGTGGCAGCCCACGGATGATGACCGTGACAGCTTCGTCAAGTCCGAGATCGAGCCCTTGCTGGACCCGGTGAACGGCGTGCCCGCAGTGCTGGCCGCACGTAAGCGCGACAGCCGGGTGGAAGAGACCATCAAGTACAAGCCCTTCCGCGACAGTGTGCTGCACCTGCTGGGTGGCAAGGCGGCCCGTGCCTACCGCCGCATCACGGTGGCAGTGGCCATCCTCGATGAGTGGACGGCGTTCGACCAGACCGTGGGTGGTACCAAGGAAAAGAACGCAGGCTCCCCGGGCTCGTTGGCCAAGGGGCGACTGGAGGGGGCTGCCTTCCCCAAGTTTGTCGGCGGCAGCACGCCGGGTATCAAGGGCCTTTGCCATGTCAGTCGGGCCTGCGAGGATGCGGACGATGAGGTGGACTACCTGATCGAGTGCCCGCATTGCAATCAGGAGCATCCATTGCGCTGGGGTGGCAAAGAGGTGCGGCACGGCTTCAAGTGGGAGCGTGGCAAGCCAGAGACCGTGCGCCATGTATGTCCGCACTGCCTGGAGTCCATTACCCAAGCCGACTACATGCCAGGTGGCTGGCCCCTGGTTGGCGCCTGGGTCTGCCGCCGCTCAGAAAAACGCTACGGTGCAGACCAGGTGTGGCGTGATGGCGGTGGCAGCCCCTGCCAACCGCCAGCATCCCTGGGAGTGCACATCTGGGCGGCATACAGCCCGCAGCGCGCCTGGTCCGACATCGTGGATGAGTTCGAGAAAGCCCTGCGCGCCCTGTCTGAGGGGGATGCGGGGCCGATGACCACCTTCACCAATGAGACGTTGGGCGAGGCCTGGGAGCTCAAGGGAGAGAGCACCGATGAGCATGTGCTGCAGGCCCGTGCGGAGGATTACCCGCTGGAGGTCGTTCCGAAGGGTGGCCTTGTTCTGACTGCTGGCGTGGACGTGCAGCGCACCTGGTGGCAAATCAACGTCTGGGCATGGGGGCGGGGATTGGAGTCCTGGATCGTCGATCGCATCATCATTCAGGGTAATCCCGCGAGTGAGTCTGATTGGGCGCCGGTCACAGAACATTTGCAGCGCCGGTACCGGCAGGCCTGGCACGGTGGATCGCTGGGTATTAGTGCCATCAGCATTGACTCGTCGGACCAGACGCAGGCGGTCTACAACTACGTGCGCAGCCACCAGCACCTGCTTCCCAACCTGCGTGCCATCAAGGGGGATACCAACGACAACCGGCCAATTTTAGGGTCGTCCAGCATGAAGGATGTGGATCACAAGGGGGTCAATCTCAAGAACGGAATCAAGCTATGGCTGGTGGGGGTGGACAATGCCAAAGACTTGCTGCTGGGTCAGTTGGCGTTGGCCGGCCCTGGGCCAGGTTACCTGCACTTCAGCAAGCATCTGCCTCGAGAGTACTTTGAGCAGCTGACGGCAGAGCAGCGCGTCTTGGCCAAGGTGCAGGGCAAAGACGCATACAAATGGGTCAAGCGCCGCCAGCGCAATGAGGATTTGGACTGCCGAAATTACGCACTGCATGCGGCCTATGCACAGGGCTTGCACAAGTACACCGATGCGCGTTGGCAGCAGGTGGAGCAAATGGTGCAGCCCCCAGTGGATTTGTTCAGCTTGCCTGCAGCAGATGGTGTCCCTGCCCAGACCATCGCGCCGACGCCTGATCCTGACGTCATTGCCGCCACGCCATTGCCGCGCAGAGCTGGGGTAAAGCGTGTCTCCGGCTTTGGCCGCGCATGGTGATCGCATAAGCTTTTGTTATGACAAGCTGCACACCACTTACTGCAAGTGTCTCCGTCCGGGGGGATTCCTCTGGAGGCGATCTTGTCGCAAGAATGCTCGACGAGTTGGGGGTGCTGCTGCCGGAGTTTGCACAAGATGTCTCGCACCGCCAGAGGGTGGAGGCTGCGTTGCGTAAAGAGTTCGGCGGGC